CCAAGGCATATTTGCTACACGCTGCCACACCATCATGTCATATGGGAACGTGGTGTCCAATGGGCTTTCATGACCTTTGATGATGGTATCGTTGACCATGACAATGACGAACATACGAAAATCTTGGCACTCGTCATCATCCTCGCCTTCAATACCTTGATCATCAGTATCAAATATCTGAGTTTGCTCTACATCGATCCAGCCAGTGTAATACCAAACCTCGAACATATCCTCAGACTTGGTCTTGCCTGATCCATCGGTGTATTTCTTACCTGGACCTTCTTCGATCACTCTCTTTATAGCATCAGGAAAGTAACCAAGTTCAGGAGAATTTGCGAACTCATTCAGGTCTTTGGCAGTAATATAATCACGCTCAAATACAAACTCACCATCCTGAATATCTTCACCGCAATTAGGATAATCAGGGAAGAAATCCCAAATATCGATTGCCTTGGATGACGGAACAACTTCCTCGATTATCTCAAGAGTGTTATTGTAAAATGCTTTAGTTTTGCGTTTCTTTGGGTAGCAGCCCTTCAGCACTCCGCTTCCAAGTCTTGCCGATGACTCTATAACCTTACGGCATTCAGCATGATAGCGAGTTTCTACCAGCCAATCTTTAATCCTATTCTCCGCGCGCTCTTCGCGCTCAGCATGGTCTGATGATTGAGCATAATCAGGTTGGATTATCGTTCCACTCTGATCAATAACGTTACCTTGTGCGATTTGATCAACGTATTCAGGCACTGGGGTCTTCTCGGTTGACCAATTCCAATCTCCAGCAGGAAGCAATATGTCGCCCATCCTTGCAGCAGCAGAGTCAACAAACTGACGGGTAATGTTAAAGAATGCCGTACATTGATTCATGTTTTTACCGCCAGCAGCATTTGACATTATGCCGCCATCGGTTGACCGTGATTTTGTGTACTTTGGCTTCAGGCCACCACGATTGAACTCATCAACACCTTCATAATTGTGCTGATCCTCTTCCCAGATTTGCTCAACACAGCTTGACCTGCGCGCCTTAACAACTTCATCGCGCTTTTTTGCAATAACCTTACTCAGAGCATCAAGCTGTCTTTGTCTTTCCTGTTCGCGCTTTTGCTTTAATTGGTTATGGATATTCAGTATTTCTTGCAAATCTGGCGGCAACTCATCCGCTATTTCTGCTTCCATTATTTCCATTAACCACCCATGCCTGATACGGTTGTTACGAATGTCGAAAAGTTTGTGTTTATGTTTCGTCTTTCTGTTTCGTTTGTTAGCTCATCTGCCACCAAAGACAAGTACCTGAAGCAATCAGCGCCATGCGAATACTGATCGTGGACTGGTGAACCTGGTTCTTGTGTGGCGCGATTTATAGAGCGCTTATATCGTTTTAAGCATTCAATCAGTCGCGCTGACTTGTTTTTATCAAAAACCATCTGTCTAAACGACATCCTAGCGATTTTAATTCCATCTTCTATAGGTATGTTCTGGGTAATTTTGACCTTTCTGCCAAATTTCTCAAGAATCTTTTTGGCACTTAACCCAGTTTTAAAGTCACCATGCTCGCCATCATGAGGAAGAAAATCATATCCCCAATTGTATCTTTTGTTCTGCAACTCGCCGACATACCAGTCGAGTGTTTTATGATCTTCTTCAATAACCTCAATAATGCCAATCTCATTGCGCACTCTTTGCGCAAGAATTATAAACATTGAATCATTCCAACCTAAATCCCATATCGCATGAACTTTCAATAAAGGATTGTATGGAACATTACACACCCGGCCATCGCGTATCGCAGCATCTACCTCTTTGGCATAAATAGCGCCAATGACAGAAGATCGGCACTTGCCTTCCCATATCGTAGGATAATCCTCAGGGTCAACAATCTTGCACCGCTCGCGTTCCTTTTCCAGCACCTCTGGAAACCAAGGATTATCGGAATAATTTATTTCAACCGATATGCAATCATCAGGTGGATTAACCACAAACCGCATATAAGTTTCATCAGTATCCAACTCTGGATTGAATGTAACCCAGATTTCCGATCCATCCTTCCTGATCGTCGGCACAAGAATATCCCATGAGCGCTTTGATACTGTTTGCGCTTCTTCGATCCAAACAATATCACAGCCTTCAAACGATTTTATCGTAGCGACTGTATGATCAGATAGCCCTGAAAAACTTATGTACGTTCCATTGCGGCCACGTATTTCGGTCTCAAATACTTCATATTCATTCTCAAGACCTAGCTCTATAATCTGATCTGACAATAATTTGTGTACAGATTGCTTGATTGACTTCTGTATCTCGCGTGCGCAAAGTATTCTAAGTTGCTCATCAACACCGATAATCAGCAATGCTCTGGCAAACGACCACGATTTTGCCGATCCCCTGCCGCCGTACGCGACCTTGTACCGGCAACGCTCGAACAGAAATTGAAGCTTTTTCGGGAATCCGGCTTCAATCTCAACATCAGGCATCGTAGAAATTAACCTTAATACTCACTCTCTTGTTAGAATCAACACTTACATCATCATCAATCTTATAAACTCTTCGCTCAAGATCAATAAGAGACTTCATAGATTCAGTCAGCTTCTTCGTGCAATCAACACGAGCATTAAAAGATTCCTGTGCCTCAAGTTCTTCTGATAGCTTAGCAACAATATCACGCATCCTAGTGACATCTTTTCGCTGCTTGATTTGGATAATTGCGTTAACCTGAGCATTAACATCAATTATTTCGCCTTCTTTCAGCTTGGACGCTTCTTTGGACGCTAAGCTTTTGGATACAAGTTCATCTGCTTTCGCCTTGACTCTTGCAGTTATATCCCTTGTCCAGCCATCTTTGGCTATTTTTTTGGTTATTGATCCGTGAGCGATACCATGCTCATCAGCAATTTCACGAAGAGTTTTTACACCGGCGCGGTAATCCAGCTCTATCTTTTCCCAATTAATTACGCGCTTTTTTTGTTCCATTTCCCAAATAAAAAAGCCGCCATGAATCTAATCATGCGCGGCAAATGCCATCTCCCAGGCGGTTAATCTTTGGCATTAGTCGATACTTCTGCCACTATAGAAAATTATTATACCATCTCTGGATTATTGTGTCAAGTGTTTTGCGTAACAAAATTTCAATTACAAATCTTACTAATAATTCTTATAAAAATATCAGTTGATAAAAAATAGCAAACACATACGATAGAAAAACAATTACGTTAGCAATAGTAATCAATATTAGAATAAACTCTAGCGCACTCATTTCATTGCTCATATTAATCCCCTTCCTCTCAACTCGCTATCAACATACGATATAGCCAGCTTATGCACATCATCCAAAATGATGAAAACCTTATCACGCACATAAGATACCCTGTTGTTATCACACTTTAATCCATCCCTTATTTGCTCTTTCGTAACTTCCATGCCACAATACTTAGCAAGGATATGCTGAACACCTCTCCTGTAAACAGAAGTATCACCCAAACGCGCTACAATGCGCTCAGTCAAATCATTTATCTCACCGAATCTCTTACCATACATCGCATTGATATATTGCGAACAAGAGCGATCTGGAAGTGAATTTACGATACCAATAATATCCGCTGATTGTTGCATGGCTTCCTGAGCATTCAATCCGATCAATAAATCATTACTTGTGCCACGCATAGAAGCGCAATAACCAGGCGCATCTATAATCGATTTTTCCTGCATCATATACGCCCATGACAACGCTTTTGATACATCTCTGAATGCCATTAATACCTCGCTCTAGGTTTGTAATCACAAGAAATACATCCGCCGCCACCGCCATCCCACGCATCCTTCAAACCTTGACGAACAGCGTAATCCTCATTTGATTTGCGCAATCTCTCTGTTTGTTGTTGCATGATATACAGCTGTACATTATCAGGATAAACAACCTGTGGATTATACCGGTTACCGTATCCATATTGCTCATATATCCTTACGCCATCAGCCATAACAGAGCATGATACAAACATTAATATAGCAAATAGTTTTTTCATTTCAATTCACCCCTAATGATAAATTCATAATACTATCATCCCACACATTTTGACCGTCAACATTGCGCACAAATCCTTTCTTGGAATTTTTATTTACATCAACTCCGCATGACAACGCCAATCCAAACTCATATACAGTAAATATATCAGCCGTTATCTCTGACATGCATTGTTTAATATCAAAATTATCAGCAGATTGTCGCAACATGGTGAACGGAATAAACTCAAGATGTTTATCTTCAGTTATGCAATTACTAGGCAATATAGCAACAACCGGATTAACGTCGCACGTATCATCATAAAATGCGAATTGAACAATAATCGTAATCGACTTACTTCCTGACTCCATTATTTTTGCAATAATGCTTTCATTGCTAATAAGCTTACTGCAACCATCTAGTCCAACATTAACACATAGAAGAAACGCAGTTCCATCATCATCACGATAATCAAGAGTTATCGATTGCTCCGGCAATACAAAGCCGTTTTTCAACGGTACATTAAAATCAGTAATTTCCATCAATCTTCCACCATCCGGAAGAGAATAATGCTTTGCTGACAATATCAGCGCCTGATAAGCTGCAATTATTTGCGCATCATTCTCAAACCCATCCTCAATCATCTGAGGAATGATATATTCTTGTATGTTTTCAAGTACCGATTCAGTTATTTTGTTCATTATTAATTCACCATCCCCATATACTTCCATTAATATCAAATAACAAATTAAATAATAACAATAATATTACTATTGATGCACAATAAATAACAAAATCAAGAAAGCGAATAACATTAAATTCTTTCATTATTCAATCCTCTTATCCCTGCCGCAATAACACTATAGCACCGTTCCGCATCGTTCATATTAACCAAGCAACGACCACGCTCAAACCTGGCTTCTTCAATTTCCACCTCATAATATTCCATGCACAGCTTAAAATCATCCATGAACTGCTTTGATGGCTTTTGCTTTGTATTTTTCATAGCACTTGTAGCACATAAGACCGGCATTAATCACAGCCCACCACACATGAGAATAAGGCCCGTTATTACGCCTATTCTTCAAGCATCTTGGACATTTCTCTATTTTCATTGCATACCACACTATACGCCATATCTCGCAACCTGGAATCAGCTTTATCCATCACATCAAGCAATGCAACCGACTCGGCACAAAACACTTTGGCAAACTCTGGATCATGCTTAATAATACTTGTAGCATTGCTTATCAAATCAGCGCATTTTATTGTTTGAATCCATCCTGGAGCATCACCAAGAACATCACGCATTATTTTTTTCCTGGTTTTTCTATTCCCAGAATAAACATCGGATAACTTCATCGCGCCATCAGCAATTTCGCAACCAAAACGTAAATTAATGTCGCTCCACAAAACACCGAAATCCTCAATCACATCATGCAACCAAGCAACAGCAATAAATTTTTCTCTATACTCTTCAACATCACGATAAAGAACTGTTTGTGATATTGCAACAACCTCAGCCAAATGATTGAAATAAGGTTCGCCAGTGTATTTTCGTACCTGTCCTTGATGTTTTTCTCTAGCAAATATCATTGCTTCGTATGCAAGTGATTTAAACATTGTGCCTTTCCTTAATTATCGCATCATCCAGGTATACACGTGTCTCAACAGGATTTACATTTTGCCATTTTACTCGCTTAG